CTTCATGGAAGTATTGCGTGACGAAGATTCTCGTCTATTTAATGCAGACTTCGGTGAGTCCGGTGGCCTTCGTAATGGTTTGGTCTTGAACAATTTCCACGGTTTCCGTGTATATACTTCAAGCAACTTGCCATCAGTCGGTACTGGTTCTGGTACTACAGGTTCAGCTAACCAAAACACTAACTACGGTGCTATCGTAGCTGGTCATGATTCTGCTGTAGCAACTGCTGAGCAAATCAACAAAACCGAAACATACCGTGATCCAGACAGCTTTGCTGACATCGTTCGTGGTATGCATCTATACGGTCGCAAGATTCTTCGTCCAGAAGCTCTTGTAACTGCTAAATACAACTTGGCATAAGGGAGCATAAAAATGGCTTTACAATCTCCAGTTCGTTTAGAGACTGCTGTTCTTGCACACGGTTCTCTTACAACAAACTCAGTACATGATATTGGTACAGTACCACGCAATTGCGTAGTCCTTGCTTCAGGTTCTGAGTGTATCGCAGCAGCTACAGTTGGCGGTGCAAATGCAGTATCCTTGGGTGTGACAGGTGGTGACATCGACGCACAAGGTACTGTTGATATTAATGCTGGTAAAACAGCAAATGCTATCGTTACAGCCGTAAATGGTTTGACCAATGCAACTAATGCTGACACGTTAATCTCTGCTAAAATTGCAGGTTCTAACGCACCATCCGCAGGTTCGTATAAATTCTTTGTAGTTTATGCTCCAATGGGTGCTACTCGTGCAGCAGCTGAAGTAGATCGTGATCGACTAGCATAACTAAAATACTTCTTGGGGCTGGCTTTGTGCTGGCCCCATTACAACATCCAGAGAGGCACTAATGGCATATAATTTTTTAGATCTGACTAATGAGGTTATATCTCGTTTTAACGAAGTTGTCTTAACTGAGTCTGGCTTTGTATCCTCACGAGGTTTTCAAACCCAATGTAAAAACGCAGTAAATGATTCCATTAACTACGTAAATCAGAAAGAATATAGCTGGCCCTTTAACCACGCTACACAAACAGATACACTTACTGCAGCAACCACCCGTTATAACATACCATCTAATGCTAAGCACGTGGACTACGATACCTTTCGTTTAGTTAAGGATGATGCACTTGGGTGTGGCGGCGGTAAACTAAAGATTCTAGATTACAAAGAATACTTAAGCCGTAATATTTCTCAAGAAGATGAAACAAATGTAGGTGCGATTCCTACAAATGTGTTTAGAACTCCTGATAATAACTACGGTCTTTATCCCTACCCAGATAAAGCGTACTCAGTCAAGTACGAATACTATCTTTACACTACATCTCTTGTAGCAGCTTTAGATGTGCCGACAATTCCTCAGCAGTACCGACAAGTAATTGTCGATGGTGCAACTGCGTATGGCTACCAGTACCGTGGTGAGGTCAATCAGTACCAGTTAAATTTTGCTAGGTTTGAGCAAGGTATTAAAAATATGCAAACTCTTTTAGCGAATAGGGCAGACTACATTAGGTCTACTGTCCTGAGTAGGAACACAACTTCATTGGCTAGCCTCTAATGGCAGACGAATCAGGTTTAAATCCATTCATCTTCCCTCTGCAGGGCGGCTTGGTACTCAACCAATCTACCTTTGCTATGAATCCTGGTATGGCTCTTGAGTTAGAAAACTTTGAGCCTGACACTAAGGGTGGGTACAGACGTATTACTGGTTATCAAAAGTGGAATACTAATATTGTTCCACACACATCTGCTAGTACAGAACCTGTACTAATGACTGCTTTTTACGACAATCAAGTTATAGCTGCTCGTGGAGAAAAGATCTTCAAAGCAACAGGTGCTACTAACGCATTAAATGGCGCACTTAATAACTCTGCAACTACAATTACGGTAGACAGCACAACAGGTTTTTCTACTGTCGGTACAATCTTAATCGGCTCTGAACAAGTAACATACACAGGTGTAAGTTCTACTACCTTTACAGGTTGTACTCGTGGTGCAAACTCTACTTCAGCAGCTGCTCATTTAGATAATGCCGTGGTACAACAGTATTGGACTCAGATTGATACTGGTAGAACTGGTGCAGGTAAGTATACCTTCAACCGTTTTAACATCGGCGGTATAAATTATATTGCTTGGGCTGATGGGGCTAATAATGCTTCGTATTACAATGGTACAACAGTAACTGACATCAGTGCTACTGGTGCTCCAGCAGACCCTAAAATTATAGCAGGTTTTAAGAACCATGCTTTCTTTGCTGGTATGTCTGGTAATAGACAAGAACTAGTTTTTACTGCACCCTACTCCATTACTAGCTTTAGTTCAGCTGATGGTGCTGGCTCTATAAGCATAGACAGTCCTATCACTGCCCTTACTGTATTCCGTGAAGAGTTATTTATTTTTGCTGAAGAACGTATTTACAAGCTTGCGGGCAACACTGTAGCTGACTTTGTACTGCAACCTGTTACTCGTGAGATTGGTTGTAAGAATGGATTCACTGTCCAGGAATTTGCTGGTGATATTGTATTCCTAGGTCCAGATGGTTTACGTAGTGTTGCTGCTACTGAACGCATTGGCGACGTTGAGTTGGGTACAATCAGTCTACCAGTTCAAGAACGATTTGAGGGTATCATTAACCCTGAGGAGTTTGATTCCTTGGTTATACCTGATAAAACACAGTACCGTCTATTTTTTAATAATAGATCGGAAAGAACCCAAGCACAGACCAAAGGTATTATTTGTGTACGTAAGGGTGACTCATATGAGTTTTCTGAGACAAAAGGTATTCAACCTTCTTGCACAGACTATCTAATTAGTTCTGGTGTAACTTATGTACTACACGGTGGGTACGATGGTTATGTCTACAGGCAAGAACAAGGTAATGACTTTGATGGTACAACTATCATCGGTCGCTACCGTAGCCCTGATATTGTTGCTGGTGATGCTGGCATACGTAAAAACTTTCAGCGTGTTATTATTAACTACGCACCTACAGGTACTATTAATGCAGACCTGTTCTTACGTTATGACTATGAGGCACCAGACGTACCACGCCCAGCAGCTTATCCTTTTGATAGCTCTAGGGTTGTGGCTATTTATGGTACATCCTTGTACGGCACTGCGACTTATGGTGGTCAGACTAACCCACTAGTGCGACAGCCTGTAGAAGGTTCTGGTTTTGCTGTAGCCTTGCGTGTTGTTGATAGTGGCATATCATTTCCCTATTCACTTAAAGGTTTTCAGTTAGAGTTTGACGTTTCAGCACGTCGATAAAGGAGAGAGAATATGGCAGGTTACACCCGTCAAAGTACATATACAGATGGTGATATTATCCAGTCATCAGACTCTAATGACGAGTTTGACCAGGTATTAGCTGCCTTTCACAATGAGACAGGCCACAAGCATGATGGTACTGCAGGAGAGGGTCCGGTCATTGGGCTTATTGGTGATCCAGGTGTTGCTACACCCATCAATAAAATTGTAGTAGATAATACTAACAATCGTGTAGGTGCCTTCGTTGATGTAGGTGGTAGCTCAGTTGAGCAGTTGCGCATTCAAGACGGTGTAATTGTTCCTGTAACTAACAACGACATAGACTTAGGTACAAGCTCTGTACAGTTTAAAAATGCATACTTCGATGGTACAGTAACTACTGATGCCCTCGTAGCTGACACTGCAGATATTAATGGCGGTACCATTGACGGTGCCGCTATTGCTACATCTAATGTTACCGTAGGCTCTGGTAAAACTCTTGATGTATCTGCAGGTACACTTACACTTGCAGCTAATCAAATCTCAGGTGACAAGGTTGAAGGTGGTACGATTAATGCTATCACTATTACAACCCTGGCTTCTACTACAGGTAACATTGGTGCAGTTAATGCAACCACTGTAGATACTACCAATATCGAAGTTACAAACATTAAAGCTAAAGACGGTACAGCCGCTGCAACTATTGCTAACTCTACAGGTGTTGTCACAGTACCTTCATCCGTACTAACCACTGCAGATATTAACGGTGGTACAATTGATGGTGTAACTATTGGTGGTGCAGCAGCTGGTGATATTACTTTTGCTAACTTGTCAGATGGTACTATTACAGTAACGGCATTTGCTGATGAAGACAACATGTCTTCAAACAGTGCTACGCTTGTACCCACACAGCAGTCAGTTAAAGCCTACGTTGATGCCCAAGTAACTGCCCAAGACCTAGACTTCCAAGGTGATAGTGGTGGTGCTTTAAATATTGATCTTGACAGTGAATCCTTGACAATAGCAGGTGGCACTGGTATAACTACAACAGGTAGTGGTAATGGTGTGACTGTCGATATTGACAACACAGTAGCTACTCTTACAGGCTCACAGACTGTTACCAACAAGACATTGACAAGCCCAGTACTTAACGGTACAATAAGTGGAACTTCAATTAAAGATGAAGATAACATGGCATCTAACAGTGCCACTCATCTAGCAACACAACAATCCATTAAGGCTTACGTAGATACTCAAGTAGCTACTGTTCCAGTAGGTGATATTACATCAGTAGTTGCTGGTGCAGGTATGACAGGTGGTGGTACTACAGGTGACGTTACTCTCAATGTTATCGGTGGTACAGGTATTACCGCCAATGCTAATGACATTGCAATTGATGGCACTGTCGCTACACTAGATGGATCACAGACACTAACTAACAAAAGCATTGTTGCTACACAGCTTACAGGTACAGTAGCCAATGCTAGACTAGATGCACAGTTACAAGACGTAGCTGGTTTAGCTGTAACTAACGGTAACTTTATCGTAGGTGATGGTTCTAACTTCGTAGCAGAGTCAGGCTCTACTGCACGTACATCACTTGGACTAGGTACAGCTGCAGTAACTGACACAGGTATTGGCAACGGTAACGTAGCTGTATTTACAAGCGGTGCTGCAGACGATGACTTCCTTCGTATAAATGGTTCATCCGTTGAAGGCAGATCAGCAGCGGAAGTAATAACAGACATTGGCGCTGCCACAGTAGACGAAGCTACGGCTTTGGCAATAGCTTTAGGATAGGAAAAACAAATGGCAAACACCTTTAAGGTAATTACACGGGACGTAGCTCCAGCAAGTGCAGGTACACCTGAGACACTCTACACAGTTCAATCAGGTAGCACCCTTGTTATCCTTGGGTTGAACTTGACTAACGTGCATACAAGTCAGGTGACTGCCTCAGTTACTCTGGTAAGTACTACTACTCAATCAAGTCAGACACAGAACACTACTGCATATCTTGTAAAGGATGTACCAATTCCTGCAGGTTCAGCACTAAGTATTCTTGATGGTAAGATCATTGCCAACGTAGGCGATATTATCAAAGTAGATTGCTCCGTTGCAGATAAAGTATCCGTAGTAATGAGTTATATGGAGCAAACCTAATGAGCAAGCAAAACGAATTAGCCCAATTTGCTGATGTAGTTACGGTAAACTCAGGTAAGGTTGGGATTGGCACGAGTTCGCCTGATAACAGCCTTGAGATAGATAACTCTGCTAATTACCAGTTGAGGCTCAAAGGAGCAGGTAGTAGCTTTGCTGAGTTAGGGATAGACGACAACAATAGGTTTAGAATTTTTTCAAATGGCGCAGAACGTATGCGCATCGACAGCAGCGGTAACTTGCTGGTAGGAGGTACTACAGCAGGGGCAAACGATAGTGTAACTATTTCACCTTCTGGATATATTGACGTTTCGGGAAACGGAACTGCTGGTTATTTTAATCGTGAAGGTTCTGACGGAGAACTTTTAAGGTTTCTGAAATCTGATACCACTGTGGGCAGCATTGGTGCTTATGGTAACAGTGGTGTGTATATAGCAGCCCCTACCAGCGGAGGTTCGGCTCTTGTTTTTAATGGCAATGCCCC